ACAACTTCAAAAATCTTTACAGCAGCAAGTGCAAACTCATCTGCAATACCTTGCTCAATCGCTTTGGAAAAATCAGTCTGTGCCTGTGCATATAGCAGTTCTTCATCTCCACTAGTTGGAACAAAGTCTTGGCACAGTGGATTTGTTGTCACTGCCTGTGAAATAGTATTGAGCGAATCATCGTAAACTGGGTCCAAAAGTGAAGCATTGGCGTCACAAACTTCAATGGGATCTGACATCACTGGATAGTCAGCCTTATACCCGTTAGTTGTCAACCAATTGTTCATAGTGTTAATAAAGTGTTGGCGACCGACAACAAGTCCCTTTTCCATGGAACTTTCTACTGCTGTTGGAGTTTGATTACACAAACCACTAGTTTTCATTTGTACTTGAAGCACAACACGAGTCTTTTCTAGCCCACTAATGGCTCCCTGCTCATACCAAAAATCTTGCTCTGACAAAGTTGCATTGAAATTTTGTCGCTCAGTTTCTAAGGCTGCTGCTAACTTGGAATATGCATCAGACCTTGCTTGGTCTACTAAATACTCACAACTAGCCTCTGATAATGGTTTAGTGTTATTATAAAATTCTACAAAAGGACAACTAGATACCTCTGGTAGTTCCACATTTGCATCCCACTCTGTACTACCATCGTATAGACCAAGATCTTCTAAGGCTAGATTTACCTGATTAATATAAAGGTCTTCGCCTACACTAATGCCTGCAAAAATATTCTCACGCAAAACATCAATCTCAGCAAGGTCTTCAGCCGTGAGATCGGCAAGGGTTACTCCCTCCACCTCCTCTACCTCAGTTGTCCCCTCTGGTTCTACCTCAGTTTCTGTAGGATCGACTTCTGTCTCAGTGCCAGTTTCAACTTCTGTTGGAGTTGTCCCTGTTTCTGTTTCAGTTGGCGTTCCAACCTGCTCTGTCGTAGCCTCAACAGGCGTAGTCGTCTCATTGTCATTTGCTCCCGTGAAACTAACCCCCTGTTCTGAATCAGTTGTTGTATCCGTGCTTGTTGTAGTCGTATCCTCGCATGCAACCAACCCAAACACAAGCATTGTAGTCATTAAAAAGTTCTTCAAATTACTCTCCTTTAAAAGTTAAAACTGTTCATAAACTTTTGTAAAAATGCGTCTTCCGACGACATTAGCCTAGCGGCTTTTTTCCTATTTAGGAATTCTTTTTTAGGCATTTCGCCTACATCATTATACGGAAATACATCAATATTGTATACCTCCGCACCATATTTTATTAAGTTTTCTATCAAATACGATGCTTTTTTCTTGGCATCCAAATCTAAAGCAACATAAACTGGCGTATCATTTAAAACGATACTTTTAAACAGTTTAGATTGCTGCTTTAAGGTAGATCCTAGAATCGGCACCGAATTTTGTCCCGCTATTATAGCATCAAACACTCCTTCTGTCAAGATTAAATCTTCGTTCCAATCAACATAGAGTTCATTAAAAATAATTTTACTCTTCGCTGTTGGTGGATTCATGTACTTTCGCCAATCATCTTGGTAAGTTCTGCCAATAAAATAGTTACAGTCGCCATTCTCGTTGAAAGAAGGGACGATAATCCTACCAGCATATTCGCCACTGGTGCAAAATCCAATTTTCCAAAACAAAATGTCGCTTTCATCAATTCCTCTTTTAAGCAGATAGTTTTTTGCTGCCTTTGCTTGCAAGGTGTTATTCTTGTTGGCCAATGATATAAACTCTTCAGGCAGATTTACAACAATTTCTTCTTCTACTTCTTCTTGGGGGAAAATGCTCTCAATGATTGAGTCAAACTCAAGGAGATCTATGCCATCAACCAACTCCCGCCATTTGCTTTTATTCTCGTAAGTGCCGTATTTCTTTACCAATCGGTAAATATTATTGCCCCTGTAATCACATATCCAACACTTGAACACATTTTTATCTAAATTTACACTGAGTTTCTTTTTGTGGTGATTGCATTTAGGACATGTGAAAAGATATTCTTGACCTGTTCTGTTGTATTTTCCGAGAAAGTCTTTAAGAACTGTTATCTTTTCGCTGCTTGACAAGTTCGTATCCTGCTTTTGCTATTACAATACTATCGGCAATGTCATAATACTTTGGTTTAGGATTGCCTGATTTTGTATACTCTACTACAAACTTAGGCTCATTGTCAAGCAAAAACTGAATAACCACTTCTTTTGCCTTTTTTCCCTTGGGAATAGTAATGCCACAAGATTTACGAGCAGAAGAGGCTGATATATGCTCTGGCTTTTTCTTTAGTTCTCTATGGCAAAGATAAGAAACTACCCCGTTAAAAGAGGAGAGTGTTGATAAAGTCTTTGCTGAAGAAAAACCAGATCGAAACATTTGCAGACTTTGCTCAATAAAGATGTGAGAAAAATCATAGTTGTAATCTAACTTGAGTTCCAAAAAGTAAGAATAAACTCTTTCATACTTTTTGTAGACATCTGGGTAGTGGTTTTTATTTCGCAGGTCTAATGCTTCTGTATGAATGATATTCCCATCTTTGCTCAAGATAGTAATGCCAATAATGCTTGTTGATATATCTAGTCCTAAAATCATAGATATTATATATCAAGTTTTAGTTTAAATGTCAAGTCTCTTTCTTCAGTTTTCTTGACGGGAGTAGCAAGTTTAGCAATTGCGATAAGATTTTTATCTTCATCATAAATGCCAATCTTAGAAATATAAGTTTCTTTACGGAATAGAGGAATAGGATCTTTAAATGAAGAACTTACCACATTTTTTATTGTGACAGATGGCTGCTCTGAGTAGAAATTGCCTCCGGTCATTGGCGTTTTGATATCTGCATATGATGCGAACGTGGGATTGTTTGAGTGGTTTATTGTTCCTTTTGGAGCATTAGCAAACATGGTTAAAACTTGTGTTTTGTTTGTGCCCTTGAAATCCATCGCCCATGCTGATTCTTGACCTGCGATAGTTTTGCCATCCTGTGCTCCAACTGCATAATAAATCCAAGCGGGACTGACAGCGCCATCGCCATTGTAATTTTCAGTGTGGTCAGCGTCCAGTGCCCATGTTCCGGTTAGCATCATAAAGCCTTCATTGTAAAGCGCAACGCCAGCGACAGATCCAGACCCAGTACTCCCTTCTGGACCAGTTTGGATTAATTCTCCATTTTGCCTTTCATCTTTTAGAGTTCCAATCAATGTTCCAGAGACATAGAAATTTAGTTCTATAGAGCCTTTTTTCATTTGAGAGCCAAAGAATATTGAGGGTATACTGATCAGATTTAGTTTTTGTGTTTGCTTGTCCCACCCATCTCCTAAATCCGAGGAGTATGCATAATGCTCGCTATTGATTCTATAGTAGTTTGTTGTATTTTTCAGGGCTTCTATTCTTGATCTAGATTCTCCCAGAGCAACACTGGACGAAAAGAAGTCTCTAGTTATGCTAGCAGACAAGGGATATGAGCCTGTGACCGTATCACCATATTGAAAATCGGCGTTATAATCTGTTGTGGTTATTGTCTTGAATGCAGTTAAAGAGCCATTCTTAGTTAAAAACGGATAGATGAGACCAGAATCAGGTCTATCAACATTGTACTCATACAAACTAACAAAGCCGGGAGGCACATGAGTTACGCCATCGCTCGACAAGTCTCCGGGTCTGTAAGGTGTCTTATTGTAATAGACCACGCCGCCATAAATATAGAAAGATCCATTTGGGTGAGATTTAATGGAGTTTCTTACAATGTCGTCTTGACCGAATGGGTAGTATGGCACAGGCGTAACCTCCTGTTTAGAAGTCTAATCTAACTCTCAAGGTCAACTCTGTATCTGGAGTTTTCTTGAGTGGTTCAGATACCTTCGCTACGGCCAAGAGTTCGTTGTCTGCCGAATATAATCCGACAGTGGTAATGTAAGATACGGGCTGGTCTAGACTGCTGTTTTTAACTCTAATCTGGCTACTACTGTCAATGTAAGTTGGATTCGAACTGTAGTTAAATTCGTTATGACCTGCTCTGGCGAAATAAATTGTAGAGTTCAATTCAGTAGTGTTATTAAAGCTAATATTATAAATTCTATTTCTAAATGCATCCGCAGATCCAGAGATGGAAGATCCTGTAATAAATGTGTTACCTGTTAAACCTGCTCCGGTTGCTCCTGTTTGATTTGGATTTGCTAACTGAAGTGTTCCAATGGTGGCATCGTCTAATACACCGCCGCCTGTTGCGTCTCCTGCATCTTTAAAAACACTACCAGAAATAACAGCAACACCTGCTTGGTAGTAAATCAACCCAACAGGGATACCCTTCCCATCGGGATTCAGGGTATCTTTAAAAGGGTTAACTCCAGTTGTTAAAGAAGACGTGGCAAATAGAATGCCATATTCTCCGGCAGGAGAGTTAGTTTTATAACCATTGGAGCCGCTAAGGTCTCGTATTTGAATTCTTTGTAAAAAGTTTGCCCCTGCAAAATCAGCCAAACTATTTGCGACAGCCGCTGTATCATTAGAACCAGATACGCCAAGTTCTAACGTGAAAGATCCTTTTTTAATCTCATCTTTTTGCAAGAGTCTAGCAAAATTTAAAAAGAAGCAATCTCTTAATTTTGTTCCCTCCGATAGGTTTCCATCAGCATCAAATTCTCTGATTGTACCGTTAATGTCGTGTCCAACTAGTAATTGTGCCATTTGATTGTAAACATTAATCTTGTCGGCATTCTGAACATGGTCCGCAGTTGTCCCAGATAAGGCTGATTCATTTGAATAACCAACTGTTATATCAAAAATATGATTAGCAGAGGAGCTTAGATGTGGGTAATCAAAAACGGACTGGAAAAGACCGTGTGAATAATTTTTAATATTATGCCCACTAGTGGTGGTCGCTGGATCATGGTATGTTCCGGAAAGAATAGAGCCCGTAATTGGGATTGCCTCATGCAATAATGTCCTAGTTGTTGTTACATCGTTATTTAAAAAACTTTTAAAACTTGTTGCCATAATTTTTTACCTATTTTTATACCTTTTAATTAGTGGTTTTTCTTAATAAAAACTAACGGTATGTCTAGTCTATATCCAGTTGTTGCTCCAGTAATTCTAACAGTAGAGTCGATTCGATAATAACTTTTAGTTGAATGAGTGGAGAATGTTAAACTTTGGGTTGTCCCTAAAAGAGTAAATAAGTAAGTAGAACTATTTAACTCAATTGATGGTGCTATTCTTAAGCTTAATTTTGAGCCTCTTGGACCTAAAATTGGAGAATTGCTAGTTGGTGATAAAGAATCAAAAAGACTAGAGTTCCCGGACCCGAAACTATAACTCGCAATGTTGTCATCATCTAAGAAAGAATACTGTTGCAGGTCGCCATCCTTGTTTGCTATAGATCCTAATCTGTTATCAATTTCCACAATATATTGAGTTTCTCTTAATGTGGGGTCAATTGTATATGTTGGGGGAATGTTGCTGGTATCCAATCCTTGATCTACACCAATGAACGAATTCTGCGTTGATAGACCTCCATCACCAACTGCGGTGTTGGATAAGAATATTCCATTATTATCGAGAGAGTAGTCTGAATCGACCTTTCTGTCGTTGCCGCTAAATATTTTATCTGTGTCTCCATCAACAGATATGATAAAACTATTTGCTGTATTTGTCTCTTGGTTTAGTTTTGTCCCGTCTAAACCATTTCCCGCTTGATTCAGTTCTAACTTTGGCAAGTACAAAAGATTTGTCTTAGGAATCGATAGCAATCTATTTTTCATCGTTGAAGTATTGTTTGTGAGCGCTTCGATAACAGGAGTTGTTAAAATATTAATATCAAAATATGCAGAGCCACTTTCGTGATTTAAATCATACTTCTCATAATCAATTTCATCATCTGCAAAAGCATATTTTACAATCTTAAAAGACCCATCACCTCGTGCAAGTCTCGCCCTACCTGCATCAGTAAGAACGGCATCTAAAATAATATCTCCGCTATTGTCCAAAAAAGCCATTTATTTTTCTCCTAAAATGTTTATATTGCCTTTATAATTAGTCTTTTGATATAAATAGTTAAGTTTTTTTATTTATCTCAAATTAATCGCTGCATGCATCAATTGCCTCTGCTGGTTTATTCTTTCTTATTTTGAATGCGACATTCAAATCGACAATTTTTCCTGTATGTTTTGATCTTACTCTAAACTTAAATTTTCTTACATTAGAATCCAAAGTAGATGGACTAAATAACTTCCCTGAATCTGATGATCCTCCCGGACCCAAGACCACTTGATCTAATTTGTTTTGTGCAGTTGAAGCATTTTCTAAGCCAGACTCATTTAAGTTGATAACACCTTGCATGGCAGCAGCATCTATCTTCAGGTGTCTTTTAAAAGGTTTTGTTTTTGACCCTGTTTTTTGTGGTTCAAACTCATATATCGATATGACAGGGTAAACTGCTCCAGAGTTTTCTACCATTTCTACTTGATATACCGGAGAAGGGTTTGATATGTTTCCGTGCACATCCAAAGACCTAAACACATAATAATACTTTTTATTTTGTTCAATTGTATCTGTATATGAACTTTGACTTTCAGAATCAATAACTTCATACAAATTATCCACAAAGGCTTCATAGTTTTTTGGAGCACTATCCAGTCTATATATTTCATAATGAGTAACAAAATCGTCACTTTTAAATTTTAATCTTGGCTCAACATAATAGCTTGGAGGATATCCCGGAATATCCTCCAGAAACTCTGCACCTAATAGTTCTAATAATTGGATTTGAGCATATTGTTGTTTGAACAAGTCTCTGTCTTGTGCTTTTCTGTTATTGTCAAATTTTTCTAAATCTTCTAGTGACAAAGCAATGGGTATTAATTCCCTACTTACAGATCCGGGATAGAAATTGATCTTAATATCGTTATCTTGCCCTCTCAAAGGTACAATATCCACTTCCGGTGCCATCGGAGGTGCATCGCTTATGACTACCTTTTTTTTGTAAAAAGGCATTTCTATCAATTTTACATCTGGTTCACATACTACATCGAATATGGCTAGGCGGTCATCCGATTGATTATTGGCGCTTGGAAACAACAAGTTCTGCCCTGTTGTGCCCCCTTTGTAGATCGGTTCGGGCAGACCTTTGGCTTGGAATCCTTCTGCTTGCGCCGAGTCTCTTACCAATTTTGAATAATTTTGAAAATTTTCTCCGATATAATCAGTATCTGACTGATTTTCAAACTGGAAGCCATACCTAGTCCCGACCACTAGTTGATATGCATATACAGTGTATTCATAGTTTTGATCATATTTGACTTGTGTGTCGATGTACCTCATTATGTCTGTGCTGGCTTCGTTTTCTTTATCGTTTGGTTTTATTAGCCAAAAATTCTGTACATACCCTTCGTCATCAATACTTCCATCTTTATTAATTGCCACTTTTTGAACTCTATAGAACATAGTTTCACTATAAGCCAGTTCTTTATTCATAATGTCATAATAGTTTCTAGATTTTCCGTCGACGAGTTGCCTATACTTTCCCAAAAATGTTACTGCTTTTACTGCTTTTTCCAAATCATCGCCAGATGTGAAGAAGTCCTCAGAATCAGAAAAGGTTTTTGAAGCGTTAGTTGAAGGTCGCACTATCTCACTTATCCAATTTTCATATCCATCTACTCCCGCAATGGAACTAATATAGCCATCAAGCCATTTGTTTAGATCGAACTCTCTTGTCATATAATTTGGAACTGTTTCAAGCACAGATCCTGCTTCAGTTAAAGTTTCTGCATAAATTAATCCTTCTGCTGGAATTACCTTATAAAAATCTTTTGTTTCGTTAATCTTATATATTCCCTCTTCGCATAGCAGGGCAGTTCTTGTAGTTTTTTCTCTGTATTTTGGGTCTGGATCTAGTGGGTCATAATAGTATACATCATCCCCTGTTCCCATTACTTCTTTTCCTATTATAACGTCTTTATCAGGCTCTATTTGGTCAGTTCCCCTAAACTTTGTGCTAAAAATGCTATTTATCCATGTCCTTACCAACTCATTAGTCATTCCCGTGCTGTTAAACAGGGTTGAAAAATCCTTGTTTGCATCAGCCTTAAATTCAAAATCAACGTAAAATGGAAATTGAGTTTTTACACTATCGTATTTATCTAAAAATTCTTTACTATTTTGATCTAATACAATATTGAAGTTTTTATAAGACGAAGAATCGCCTTCATATCCACAATTTAATAGTTTAAACCCAAATTCATTGAATTTAAACTTGCTTGGCAAAAGTTGATCACCTTGCGAGTCTTGTGCTGTGCCATCTTCATCTAATGGCACCTCATAAATAAGAGGCATTTCAAGTTCGCTAAAAGGTAAGGTCTCATTTGATAGATTCTCATATGCTTCTTGTTTAGTACCCTCTTCATAGTACTTTGAATAATAATTGTAAGTTGGTGTAATATCAACAAACAATTCGTTTTTGGCCGGCGTATTTACAAGAGCCATTGCTTTTGAGGACATTGGCAATTGCATCATAAAAGGTGCGTCCTTGTACATTAGCCTTGTATCATAACTATAAGTATTTGCTACAGGGTCATAAAAAGAATCGAATTGGTTGTCTTTCACTGCTATTTTCAAAGCCTCTAAAGAAAACTGCTCTAATTCAGGAATATAGACTTGCTGTACGGGCTCTGGAAGTTCAGATAATGATAAAGGAAAGCCGCTATATGACATGTCTAATTGACCTTTCCGTGCGACTGAATTGTAGTTATATGTTGGGTCTTGTTGGGCAAATTGTTGAGCAAAAGAGATATAACCGTACTTGCTCTCATCCCCTGCTATAGATTCTGCCTGTTTTGCAATTAATTCGTCAATTAAATCTTTTTGGTCTGCCACTTGCTTATTAGCAGCCTCGATTGCTGCTTCGGCTGCTGGGAGTGCTATGTTCGTAATATAATTGCCAAATTCAAACCCCGGATCTGAAGAAATTATATCTCCGGGGGCATTTTGACCTCCGCTTTCTAGGTATTCATTCCAAGAGTCGAAGACCTCCTGCCACACTGGATCTTCGTCAAATTCAATAAGATTAATGGAGATACCTTCATTTTTAATCAGCATGTTTAATGATTTAATGCTGTCTTCTCTGTCATTGGCATTTTTTTGGTTGTTTTCAAAAACCGCTAATTTGACTTTTGCACTGGTAACTTCTGGTCCATCGCCCTGAATTGCAGACAACCCCAAAAATGAATAAGCCTTTGGTTTGTTTTTCTTGCTTATGTCTGTAATCAGAGACAAGATAGATAATCTGTTTTGAAGAAGGTCATCTGATGCGAGCCTGATTTTTAATCTTGTTGCTTTTCTTTTTAGATTAATACTATTGGCATAGACGCTGGTATCGAAGAACTCGCTCCATTGATCAGATACATCTTCATAATATGAAGTAACAAATACATCACCATAAGACTGATAGGTTAAGGGGACGAGTATATATCCTAAATTTGACTCGATAATATTTGTATATGCATCATAAAACTTTACTCCTAAATTTCCATTATTATTATAAGACCAAAACTTACCTATTGATTGTCTAAAGGGATCAACTTTTGTTGGGGGAGAAGATCCTCCGATCTCATAATTTAGTCCTGCTACAGCAGACTCAGAAATTTTCTCTTGCTTTTGTTCTTGACTCACATACGCTGCGTCAGGATAAAATAAGCCCTTGTCAGTCACAAGGACATATTGAGTTGAGTATTCATTTTTTAATCTATCGTCTAAAGGATTCAACATTCTAAATTTTTCCTTTTAATATCCAGTAGTCGGTGATGCAACAGGCGATACAACAGTGGCGACTGTTTGATTACTCTGCTCTTCTTCTCGGCTGTCTTCTTGTTGAAGATTGTTGCCTGCTATATCTAGCACTTGATTTGATTGTAAAGTCTGATTTAAAACAGCACTTCCCGGTATACTTTGATCTTGGTTCTCTGGTTGCGATCTGCCTTGCGGTTTTCCTCGCAATTGATCTCCAAATAAAGTTCGTGACCCCTTATCTCTTTGTATAGGTGTAAGTGGATATGCCAATCTTGTTCTTCCATTGCCTGTCCTTAAGGTAGCAGGTGGCGTTCTTGGCTCGCCTTCACTAGTTAGTTCAAATCCAGTACCAGACGTAACAAATGATTGATTAAAGTTTTCAAAATCTATAATAAAATGTTCATTGTAAAAAGGTAATTCCAAAATTTTATATCTCTTCACGCCATATAATTCTTTTTCATAAGGCACCATTCTGCACAGTATCTTTCCTTTCCGCTGGATCATTGTTTGCACCAATTCAAGAGTCAACTCATTCCACATCGGCTGATTGATGTTTAATTTATTATTTTTGTTTAAACCAAAACCTGTTAAAAACTCTATCTTGACTATGTTTTTATAGTTTAGCAAAAAGAAAGAAAGAAATTCAGGATTTTGGTAGATTACTTTATTTTTTGGCTCAATTTGTTTAAATGTTGTAGTGCCATACATTTTTAAAGCATCCGTTGGCATGCCAAAATAATCTTCTGGTCCAACATTTAAAGAAGTAGAATCTATATATTCTCCTGTTGGATCATAGTTAAAAGCATGAGGCTTGTTGGATTTCATAACCTCTTTAAAAATATTGAACGCTGGGTTTTTTAGTGCCTTTGTGTGATCTAAGTGAAGCATTAGTGCTTTTACATGGTTTGGTGCTCTTTTTAGTGGAGAATTGCCTGTCTTGTACGAATCCGCATCGACATTGAACAGTGATCCCACTCCCGTTAAAAGACCCCATGCAAGGTACTCTTCATAAAATGTTTCTTCAAAATTCTTGACATAGTAGTCCCAAGTCCACTGCTTTGTTGATAGCACTTTAAAAAACTGTTGTGCTAATGACGCAAAAAGAGCGCTCGACGTGTTTATAGTTGATTCAAAAATACTAACAGGATTGTATTGCTCTGAGTCGGAAGCCGTTTCAAGTAATTCAATAATATCTGTTGAATTAAAGGTCTCAGACCCATCTGGATATAATCCAGAGCCTACATATCCTCCCATTTTTGTGCCTTGCACAACTCCTCCAGAACTATCACTTGCATTTGATGACACGGATGTTTGCTGTAAATTCATCAAAGTTAACAAATCATACCTTACCTCATTATTTTGATTTGGCTGTATTATTTTATCGCCCCCTGAACCAACTCCCGTTGCAACAGAATTTTTTGGAAAATCAAACACTTGTCCTGTGTTGAAGTTGTGCTTGATTATATTTAGCAAAGCATTGTCCAATTTTTTTAGGTCAGTTGGCATTTCTGGATTGGTATCGCTATTAATTAAAGAAATACTAGGAGATGTATCAAAATTAATAATCGACGGAGACAGATACGCATATTTTGTAAAATGTACGGAATCATCTGGATTAAGTGGGATGCCTTGTATATTTTGCAACTCAGGAGGAAGTAAGTTTTTTAAGTCGTTTATTTGCTCCTGTATGTCGCTGTATGTTTGTTGGAACGTTTTTACGTTTTGTTCAAAATTAGAAATTTTGATTTTTATTTCACTTGACTTAGTTTGATATTCTACTGCCGTAGTTTTTCCAATATTTTCATCAAACAAATCTTGCAATTCTTGTTCTGCTTTTTTTATTTGATTCTCATAATATTTAATTTGACCATTAATTGTGAATAATTCATACAAGAGATCATTAATTTGCTCTCCAACGCCAGTATCCTTCAAAGCAATGTCTGCCAGTGGGTCTTTGTAGATCAACATATTACTTGCGACATCAACATCTTCATCGGGAGAAGATGGGCTGTTGGGAAATACTGGGAAGAGTTTTTGTAATTCTATGTTGACTCTATTGACGTATTGTTCAAAAGATAAAGTTTTTAATCCATCTTGTATTGGTCCGTCCTCTTTGACAGTCTCATTACCAATAGAAAGGTAATCATATCCTATTAAGTGATTGATTTCGCCTTTTATCTCTGTATTAAACTTGTGCTTTATAGTAAAATCTCTTCGTGGATTTGAGCCAGCAGTTAAATAAACTGATTGTCCTTTTCCGTCTGAGCCAACCTGTGGGGCGTCTACTGGCTTTTTGTACTTTGAAGCGGATGAAAAAACTTTTAGAATTTTATTATAGATTGTTTCTAAAACGTTAAATACCGTTTCAACCCCCGAGGGACTACCCGCTTGAAGTGAAGATATTGTAGTCAACAAAGAATATGCGCCATATATATCTTCATCAAATGAAGAAAACTTTTCTAGAATTTGAAAGAATTCGGTAATTTTATTTGAAGCAAACCCTTGACCAAACTCTTCCTCTAATGCATCAATACCCACAGACGTAAATCTATTTGTATATAAATTATAATATTTTGGATCTTCTTTGGCAACGCTTAAATAATCTTTCAACCCCGCAGTTAATACAAATCCATATAGCACAATCTGTAGTTCATTTATTCTGTCCATCATCCAAGGTATAATTGGATCTTTAATGTTCATTTCAACAGAAAAAATATAATCACCATCCATCGGAGTACCTGAATCCACCCCAGTATAAAACTTAACTTCATATGGGCTGTCGTCGTTTAAGAGAATATCTAAATCAATTTCTTTTACAGATCCGACAGCAATCTGTTTACCATCGCTGTTTTCCACTATATTAACAGCAGAAATTAAAACACCTTCATCATTTTCAGCGCTTGATACAACCAACTTAGGGGTTTCATTTAATACCTCTTCATATATATCAATTGATGGATCTGCTGGGTTTTCTTCGTAGACCCTATGTCTGTAAACCTTAAAGTCTTTTACTAATTTTTGGTCTAAAAGTTGTTGTGCAGTTTCATTTGTTTGAAATAGATAATCTACCAGTTTAGGAAAAGCAGTATTTTGTTTTATAACCTCTTTCATATTTAAAGAGAATATATATCTTGTGTTTCCGAAGCCGTCCATTGCAGAATAAAAGTCTCCGAACACACTTTTAGGCTTTGAGTTTGCAAGACTTTTTATTATAGCCTCTTCTATATCATCCACATCTTTCATGTATGGATTATCTCTTCCTGCTAATTTTTTGATTCCATCAATGTTGTTTTGTAATCTTTCTGTCGTTTCTTGGTTAAACCAAGAATTTGAAAACAGAGAATAATCAAAACTTAGTTTTTCTATTTCTATTATTTCTCTAAAGTCTTGTATAATATTGTTTGGAACTACAACAGAAGTAAGAAGAGGTCCCATATCGTTACCTCCGGGTCCTGCCATATACCCTACATAATTATTTGGTCCGGGATTGTCTTCGCCATGATAATGCACAGGACCAGTCCACAACTCATTAGTATCTGTTATATAAAATTCTTGTGAAAAACTATTGATTGTTCCGTTATCAATTACTGGCTGAAAAGAAACACTGCCTTGAGACAATTGTTCAATAATTCCTTGAGGCAACTCTATATCACCAAACAAACCTTCATCTGTTTCAATTTTATCGATATCAATGTAAGCATGAGCAAAGTAGGATAGATGTTCTGTTTTTATTCCCCCATTGTTCGAAAAGACAGAAAAATTAAATTTGTATGGGAAAATATACACTTTATTCCCATTCTTATCATTTTTTACTTCTATAGAGTTTGCGAACTCTTCTGCTGATTCCGGTGCCTCGCCTAGATAATCTGAGAAATCTGCGTAAATTGCATCTTGCCCTATTGCAGCATATGGCGTCTGAAGCAATTGTTGTGTATCACTAGCATTAGTAGTTTGTGAAACTTTTATTCTTAAATATTTTGTGAAGTCATTTTTTAAAAATGTTGAATAAATGTTGTCTGATGTTACATCAAAGCCAACCTGTATCGCCAGCAGCACTTCGACATTCATTTTTTTTGGTGCCTGTACAGCATCGTCATTTGCGTTTAATATGGCGTTAGTATAAGATAAATCATCGCCATTTAGATCGATATGTGGCTCATCTGTTTTTTTAAGCAGATCTGTGCCTCCATCTAAAATGATAGACAAAAATTTAACTTGTGGTATTTTAAAACCCAGTGCCATCAGCAAGGCTCCTCATTGTTTTCCGGTGTCTTATATATACTCACAGAGTTTACCAGACCAATGTCGTCTCCGATTTCATCATCAACTCTTACATCAAAATAAAATTCAACGTTTTTAGCGGTTAATTCTACATTTTGATTTGTTTGTTCTGAGTAGTATACATTATTATCGACTTTTTCTCCACTAATAAATTCAAGCGGGTAAAGTGTCTCTTTTACTTGATTAGAGTCTGGCTCTTCTACAATTTCGTAAACCTCTATTTCAAAATTTTCATTTTCAAAAAGAGAATTAAACTCTGACATATCTACCAAAATAAAACCCTTTTCAATTTCGATATATGTGTTATCTGGGAAAACTGTCACATTGTCTTTTTGTTTGATTTCTTCTTTTTCTTTTTCAGTCGCTGGTGCTTCTTTTGAATATATGTCATAAAAAGCTTCAACACTTAACTGTGGTATTTTTAATAATCCAGATGAGCCAGTATAATCAGTAATAGGTCCTTTTATTTCTCCATTGGAAAACTTCAAATCCCATGCAGGAACGTTGTTAGAGTTATACTTGCTTACACCCATGGGAAGACCCATGCTATAATAGTTCTCAATTGCACTTGGAGGCTTTGATAATTCAGCAAGTTTTTGCTCTAGCGTTAACTCAATTGAATCAGTAGTTACCTCTGAAAGTTTTGCGATATTTGTTTCAACGCCTGAATAGTTATACTGCGTCTCTGGTCGGATAGCATCTCTAATTCTGTCAGATGCATCTGTAGAATGTTCTAAAGCCTGAGATGAACCAGCCGACATGTATTGGCTGTCATAGGTTACATCATCGTCGAAAAAAGCATAATATGTAGGCTTAAATACACCACGAGATAGTAGGCTTTTGCCATATTGGGTTACTTGGAGTTCTAGGACTTGTTCTTTTTTATTTAAAAACTTCATTTCTTATAACTAGATCACCCTTAAATATCTGATGGGTCTATTAAGCCAAAGTTTGGCAATTTTCCTTTATCTACTGCAACCATGCCGCCTTTTTCATTTGTGCTTACTGGTGTTGACATTGATTTCAAGTTTTCAGTAATTTCTTCGTTCAATACTATTGCTGGATAATCACTAGTTGGGATGTCCACGCCGCTTTCTTCGGATTCTTCCACAGTTGACTTAAGTTTTCTTGGCTTAATCTTAATATCTGTCTCTATTTTAGCCAACTCTACTAATGAAAAGAAATCATACGGCCAATTGTAACTGTATACATAGTCTTTTTCAAAGCCAGATTTCATTGTGTACGCAGTTCCCAATTCACCTAATTCCAAGTCAAACCCAAAGTTTTGTCCATTTTTGGATGTTTGAATAGCCTCGTAGTTGTTCTTTGCTCTTTGCTTAACTTTAAAAACTTTCCATCGCATCTCTTTTGGAAAAATTCTATTCTCTGGTATTTGCTCTGCATTTTGCTCAAGTAAAAACTTTGGATCTACTCCGAAAAAGTCTAAATCTCCAGTTAAAACCGAATGTTGGATGGTTGCTGTTTCTTCTTCGGCTGTCACTGATATATCGGGCATCATGTTTTGCCAAATTAATGAAAGATCATTTCTAGACAACTCATGGCTAAAGTCGAATATGTACATAACAAATGGACCCATATTTGGATCATCCCTAACACTTAGGTTATTTAAAAAGTCAAATTGCGGGGGAATGATAAATTTCTTCATCTTTTTAATCATATCACTTATAGACGTTTCAGGTATATCTATTGTCAATCCTTCAATGTCTCCTGCTTTCACTGCCACTCCGTGATCTTTAAGATTCATTAATTGCATATTGAATGATTGTTTGCTTATCTTGACATGTGACCCGTCTGGGTTCATCGGAATTGCTACAATCGCTTCACTAATCTTTTTACTACTAGCCATTGTTCCAATTCTTCGTGCAGAAGTTTTTGTATCAAACCCACAAACATCGATCAATGATCCTGTTGTTTCTATTTTAAACGTTCCGTCAACAGTCGTTATATCGACTAGGGATGTTCCTCTTGTTGGAACTCTCCCAGTGCGGGGGTCTACGATGCTTGCGTCCGTTGTCTTGACGGGTGCTTCAGTTGCATTGACAAGTTGCGGAGCGGAATCTCGTATTTCCAATATAATTCCTTCATTTGCTTGAGGAAGAGAGCCAAACGTTCTCCACATTCCAGTTGTTAATTGCCTTTCATTCCCATCACCGTTAGAATATGTTGTTAAAATGTCATGATTTGAAAAGTCTAATACAGGACATTCAAATTTTGTCTCCATAATCCATCGATCGTTTTCATTATCGGCTTCTGAAAAATCAGATACCCCAACTGGATTAAATTTAACTTCTCCTGTAGTTGGATCCACAAAAGGTGCAAATGAAACATTTTTATTTGCAAATCTACTAAACAAATTCATTGATGAATCTAGTTGCATTTGGTTTCTATAAGCCGCAGTTCCTGATGCAAAGTTTTCCAATCCATACGCATCTTCTCCTGTTATTGGATCTTTTATTTGTTTGTATTGAAAAACTCCATTGGAGTGCTGATTTTTATTAAAATAGAACGTTTGAATATCTGCTCCTGCAAATATTTCTGATAAAGTAAACTTATCTGATTCTCCTACATCCATATTGGGTCTTGCTATATGTGGTCTAAAAGCAATTCTTGCCACGGCATCACCATAAAAATATGGAGGGGTATATGGGGCGTTTCCGGGATCACCAAGTTGTTTTAATATTATCTCTTGCTTTAATTCCATTCTAGCGTTCATGTCACCATTACTAACGAAATAAGGACCATAATGCATGCCACGACATCCAACAGATCCTGTAAACGATGCACCCGATCCACCATTAGAAGCAGTGTTCCGTGTTGCATTTAAAAATAACCTATCAGGTCCTTCGTACATTTTAAAGCCATCAGTTTTTCTTAAAATAACATCCATTTGATAGACTGTTCCTGATCTCATTGTTTTGAAATCTTTTTGCGGTTTTGACACAAAGTTTGATAACTTTCCTTCATGCAAGAAAAAATCTACAGACTCTGCTAGGAAGTTATTCATTGCCAAATTATACTCCTCTTTAAACTCTCCAGTCCAAGCAAAATTTGGAGATGGCTTTTCTTCACCTGATGGGCTCCACCAGTCGACGAATTCTTCTGAGCCGGGGTTAGAGTATCTCCTAGCATGGCTGCTTTGCCCGAGAAAATCTCCAGTTCCTCCGCTCATATAATTGTTCCAGATATGGAATATTTTTGCATCAGGTCTATCACCCAGTTCTTCATTTTGATTTTCATTTATTGAAGGGAGATTTTGATTTGGAGCATACAGCGCTTCAAAGGGCAGTCTCCAGTGTGGCTCAAAATTACAAACACCTCCTGCTCTATATCCATAAGTTCCAACAATACCATTGCTACTTTCCGGTGGGTCCATAGATGCCACGGAGGCAGTTATAACTGGCCAGTCAACTGCAATTCCAGACTTAATAGTGTTGAACATAATTCCCGGCGCAAAGAATGGCTGCATTAAAGCAGCAACTTTTTGTGCTTCAGTATGACCAGTTTCTCCTTCAGCAGAAAATTTATCATAAGAGCCTGTTGTGTATGGCGCAAAAGAAGATGAAAACATCTGCCCCAATTGAACAGTTCTTAGCGCTGGGTAGAACCCTTGATAAGGTAAAAGTTTCTTTATAGCCTTACATTTTAATTTTATCTTCGAAGGATAATATATGTGATTGTCTGCTGTAACTTCTGAGTCGACATGATCTTCTCGGATAACTTCGAAGTGCTTGAGGAAATCTGAGTGTGAGTAAATTTTGTAAAATTCTTTATTAATATCACTGGAGTTTCCGGCTTCAGTTGTAGCGCTAGATGTATTGTCTAGACTTGCGCCCGGAAGGTCTAAATATTTCAGATTTACAGGGGGCAAGCCGGAGAACTTTCCATTTGTCAAGCCTTTGTTTAAATAGTATTCCATATGTTCAGAGATCTTAAACTCTGGTAGCACCGTATAGTCTTTACCTATTCGTCTGATGTCGTTTGAATATTCATCATACGAATTAAACCATGGGTTTCTGCTAGAAGTTAAGTTTGCTGTCCACTCAGGTATGAGACTCATATGAGCGATTGTGTAACTATCGTTGCCATTATTTGGATCGCTTCCAGATAAAGCAAAGTTTGTATACTCATAGCTTAAAGATGCAGTTGGAGGCGAAGATGAACTTAACGTAGATGGTTCTGAAGCACCTAAGCCTTGCATTGGAACCCTATATAAATTATATATCCAATTGCCGTAAGACAATTCTCCGTTCCTTGATTTTAAATCTATAGTTGCTGGTAAATTAAGTGATCCTTCACCTTCACCAGTGGCGCTAATGCCTTGGATCGCTCCGTCAGAACCTGTCGGAGCAATATCTACAATTGGATAGAATGCATCCAAAGGCCAACAACTTAAATCAATAACGTTTTCATATGATGTTGTCTTAAATGAACCCACATCAATAGGAGTTCCAAATGAATTTGAAGCAAAACCAATAGAACGCAATCTATCAAAAGGCTTGTCTTTCCAAAAAGTTCTCGCTTTCCCCAATGATCTATTAAATTCATCTGATCCGCTGGCTTCATCATAATACTCTCTCATTCTAGTTTTTTTCAAAAAAGTAAAAGATTCTTTAGGATACACAACTTCTCTATAAGATATTAAAGATGCTTTTTTGACAGGATTTAAGCCTAAAAGATATCCGTCATTTTCACTGTTTAAATATATTCTTTTTATATTATCATAAGTTTGAACTTCATATTCGGGTTGGAATCCTATGATTTCTGTCATGCTTCTCAGCACATTTTTAATACCCCTTGTGTTCAGCAAAGTAAAATAAACTAGATTATTTCCATAACTGCTTTTTATATTAATTTTATCTCCGCCGAGACCTAAACCGGTTGAGTCTTTATAATTAAACAATTGTAACTGCTGGAAGATTGGCTTATATTTAGAACTTACAGGAGGCTCCGTATATGAATGTAAAACATTTTGATCTAATTTTATTGTTGCGCCATTATCTAGAGTTATAGAACTTGCAGTTACTTTTAGCAAAGATATTCTATTGTTTTTCTTCATATCTTTTACTAAGAGATTATCAGCCTGTCTAACCTGTTTCCAAGAAGAAAATCCACCCGCACCGTTGAATCCTAATAGTTGTAAATTTAATCCTTGAGGTGGTTCTGCGCCGCCAACAGCGCCGTCAACAAATGTTGCGCCAACAAAATCTGAATTAAATCTTAGAGAAATTGTATTTTCACTTAACTGAGTTTGGTCTGCATATGCAAAAGAATTAAGAGCAACAAACGGCTGGGGGTAGAAATTTTCTCCTGCTTGATCTTGTGGGCGACCAAGTATGGGCTTGCCACTTGCCAATTTCGATGTATCTATGAAAGTCCCAAAATCACTTGCACTAACAAATGTTATATCTGTTGATGCCATTGAAGCATTTGCAGGATTAGGCTGTGCATATCCAAAGGGCGCTGTCAACGCTGACGCAGTTATCCAACTGTATTGCAAATCGCTTTGCGGTATCATGTGCTGTACAAAAGCATTATCAAATGTAGATCCTGTTATAAGGTCTAGTCCCAAGCCGTCATGAGCGCCTATATCTGGTTCTCCACTTATTTTTAGTCTTTTTGCGCCATTTCTCTGTGTCTTGTGGAATGAGGCAGACGGCTCTCCCAAAACACTATCATACCCACCAAATGCAGAATGTTTGGTTAACAATTCTCTTAGCGGCGAGCGAACCGCTAAGTTCCTGTATGGCAAAGCATTATAAACAGAAAAGCTCTCAGATTCTACATCCAAATAACCCGCACCCATAGTTTCGGGACCACCGGGGGCAGAAAATCTGTTTACAAAGACATACTTATTCTGTCCACGGTCAGGAATAGTTCTGTCAAACAAGCCACTAACAGATGTGGATGCCGTTGAACCTGTGCTAATTCCTGAGTTTTGGACAAAATAATTATTATTTATTGACCTTCCAGCAATTTGAACTATTTCATAATCATGTGAATAATTTCCAAGTGCAATTGAAGATCCGAGATCATTGGTTGTTCCCACGCCGGGATTACTTGAACTAGTTGTGTTTTTAATGTTTTTGATATTCACATAACTTTTTGCTATGTGGTCTCTAGAATATCCTGCTCTGGGGTGTCCGGCGGCTATTGCAGATGGATTATAAATTACGAATAATGTTTTTCCACCAACAATACTAGTTGCTGTATACCAACCTTCTTGCCTAGTAGAGGCAAGACCGATGTTTAATCCCGTGTGTCTATATTGATATCCGCCTACGTGTTGCTCTGTAAACGGTCCCTGCATTGGCACGTCTTTAGTTTCAGAATAATAATCTTGTAAATGCTGCGCTGTTCTAAAGTAGCCAGTTGGATCTTCATTTGGGTTTGCTGTTGATGAGCTGTAAAATACTACGGGTGATACCATTTGACCTTGGAATCTAGATCCTACAGCATCTCCCTCAACTTTAAACTGTGGTTTAAATTTAAATTGTGGGTTTATTTTTTCTGTATCATCACAATCTGCTGGCTTGCTGAAAGATGCAGTGCTAAATGATATATTTTTCCCTGTTGCAGGTGGAGTCTCTGCAAAAATAAATTGTCTTTTATTTAAGTCTTGTCTCAAAGCCAAGCGGTCGATGCCCAATTTGATCGGAGAACATAAAGTTCTATTTAAAACCTGAACTGACGCAGAATGGATTGTTGCTCTATCTAGATCAACACCCTGATTTCCTGTGTCAAGATTTGCATCGCCTCTTGTGACTCGCTTGTTCCACCAAAAACAATTTTGATCTTGATTAGAGTGTAATCCACCACCGAATCCAGTAGATACTATCTTATCTCCTCCGTGGAAATAGTCTGTCACTGTTATCGCTGTATTTCCAGATGCTCCGACAGTGTTTTGAGTTAATGTTAAAACTCCACCAGACTCAGATACAGTAATTACACTATTAGCAGTTCCTTGATTATGCCCATTTGCATGATTTATAGCATTCTGCAATTCTTGTGCAATTTGACTTTTGGTAGTCATTCCATTTACTTGGACTATGATAAAAATTCCACTGACCACCGTACCAGTTGCACCCGCTGTACCATCAGAGTCGAACAAGTATGTGTCACTATCTGCTGGCAAACCACCATTAGCAGAAAGAATCTGGACTTGGATTGCATCGTAATCAGAGTCAGTGTCACTAGTAAACGTTATTGTTCCTGTTGCACCTGTTGTATCTGCCGATGGGTTTAACGGCGCATGCCCAAACTCCCAATCATAAAGAAGTTCATTGATGCCATGAGCACAATTTTCAATGTCATTTATCTTGTTCTCTAAAGTTGGAAATTTAGATTGATATTTTCCAGACCTATCAAGCATGTGGTCCTCTACAATATTTCTAACTCCCGGTAAATTTGCAGAAACTGGTACCAGTTGCTCTACCATTTTAGATATTGATTCATCTAACCATTTGTAATAATTTAAATACTTTTCTAAATCTGGAGTATTTCCTACTGTGTTGAAGAAAAGACTTCTTATTTTTTCCATGGACTTATAATTTAATCTGTATCTATTAACTGGGTCGCCGATCAAATTGTCCATTGAACTTGCCTGTTTTGAGGCATAAAAAAAGTTTACCATTTCTTCAGAAATGGTTTGATACATGCTTTTTTCTAAAGCAAACAAAAATTTTACTGGCTGCGTGTTCTTTGTAAACGTTAAATCATCTGTCGTCGCCACATTTATCATGTTCGAGTTATTAATATTTTCAGGTAGTTGCTGTTTATAAGCCTGCAAATATTCACGAGATATGGATCCAGTATCATTTGCTTGGAATCCAAACCCTCTTGCATCATGATTAGATTCCAAAAGGTTACTTAAGTCTGGTCCTTTGTCCCATTGCTGAAACTTTTCATCTTGATTAATTGTGTAACTACTGTCTTTGACTATAAAATGCCCATTACCATCAGAGCCTGTAACTGTATCAAACTCCCAATTTAAAGCCAAAGTTTTTATTCTTGGGACTTGCATTGCAGGATTATATTTTGTCACAAAGAAATATGCATTCTTTTCTGGGTTTTTGACGCCAAATGACAGTGGATCAATAGCATGAGATTTTAATTCATCACTATCAATATTATCCGCCCAATATCTGCAAGATGAAACCAGAACATCAGACATTTCTCTTACTGAGCCAGTGAAATTTGTTCTATGAGCCCCAACGTATAACCTTTTCTTTTGAGTTATAAAATTTTCACCATCTGCATGCGATATAGATCCAGTTGCCAAAAAGTGATTTAGAACAATATCAGATATAACACTATATCCTTCAAATTCTACGTCATACTCTTTGCCAATCGAGCCAGTTATTACAGGACTTTCACTAACATTTAGATATCCTTTTGGCTTAACTCTTACAGCAAAATTCCATTTTGTATCTTGGTATTGATCAAAGTATAAACTACTTGTTAATTCAGGAAGCACTAAATTATAACTCTTAAGTATAAATTTTACACTCCTAGACGCCTCTTTATCTTGGTCTGCTGTATCAGAAGCAGCGTATACTTGAAAGTTAGCATAATCATTACTGTCCCAAGTCATGACGGTTTGATCATCGCCATCGGCTTCTGGGTCTATCTTTGCCGAGTGCATACCGAACATAGAAGAAGACAATGCGGCAAAATAGGAATTTTGATAATTTGGGGAACCTATAGGTGGTTTTTTAGGTAATATCACCTCTGATTCGACAGTCATTGCCATTCCACGATCAAAACCTGTTGTTGTGTTAAGACTACCAGTTATAAACCCTGTATTGTCAGTTTCTAAATTGTTTTTGTACGTGTGCACTGTAGCCGTGTTTCTGTCAACATGATTAAAGTCGGCATATGTTTTTCTTACTGTTTTATCAACAAAATTATTGTTTAACGTGTACTCTGCATTGTCAGCGTACATATTAATTTTATAAATTTCTTGATCAATACCAAAACATCTAATCAAATTTCTTATAGACTTTGCTGTTCCCTTAGACTTGTTAATAAATGCTAAGTTATTGTATATGTTCTGATAAATATAATTTTTTACATCATATAATTTTCTTTCAAACTCTCTGTTATCATCACGATGAGTCAAAGACGCAACAACATCGGTATCCGCAAATATTTCTGGTGCTATAAAACCAGCATTTGTTAGCAGTTTTGAAGCAAACGGAAGTGGCTTGGGTCCAATGCCAGAATTAATGCTGCTGCTTAAGTACCTTAGCGTTTTTGTTTTCTGCATCTCTTCGATTTGCAAATGAAGAGTATCAAAGTAACTTGCCATTATTTGAGACAACTTGTATGCAGACCCGCCGTCTTCCTCCTGAATCCAAGCAGGTAGGGTCTGGAACAGCAGTGTTGTATTTCTATAATCCCATTCCTCTCCTTTTTGCATAGCGGAGGTTTTATATGAAGATACACTAGGATGATTAGGGTATATAATTGGGTCTTTAAATTCTCTATCTGCTGCTGATGCCTCTACAATCGCTGATCCTGTTTCTCTACTTGTTGCACTATAACCAACATATGTACCATTGGACACACGTCCAGAATAATCTAAAACTGTTTGGTCAATATTATTATTTCCTGTTATTCCTTCATTAAATTTGAAATAAAATCCCAGATCTGTATTTGATGTATCAGTATTTGTACCAGCACCAATTTGTGTAAACCAGTTTGTTCCTATTTGCTTTTCTGTTCTTGCAACTTTCCAAAATCTAAATTCATCGACGGATGCACTATTGTTTGCAAAGCCATTAAAATTTGTTATTGATGGAGTTTGTGCTAAAGCAGCGCCTTTAACATCCTCTGTTGGGTAGTTAAGATAAGCGTTAATATTTGCGTTAATACCGCCAGCAGAAGAGCCTGTAACCTCCGCTACGGATGATCCAGTTAAAATGCTATCAACTAAGTTACCATTAAAAAATGTTTTAATTAATAATCCCTTATCCGAATCTGGGTTTCCACTGTTTTTAACCGTTACCGCATAGTGATTCCAAGAATTTGGCATGAAAGATATGTCTGATAAGGAAAAAATTGGGACTCGCTGGGCTCCTCCGCTTGTACCAGACATATATGTGAAGTGCAGCAAAGAATTATCTATTACGTTGCCATTACGACTAATTCGTGACTCCAGCATTATACGACCATAACTTGCACTTTCTATCTGCGTATTTTGTGTATTGTCACTGTTCCAAACATCAAATAGGCACCTTGTATGGTTTATTTGTTCATGAGAATTGAGCCAAAACTCGATTGTATTTCCAATTTCACCATCAATAGTGATATTTTTTCCTCTATTTTTTGCAATATCATAGAAATTTGCTTTATGCTCTGGATTTTTATAATCTGTTGGCTTATTTGAATCTTGTTCGTATATTGGTAAAGAAGCCTCATTTGGACCCCCTTGAGCACTAATATATTGTGGTGTTGTTGCAATTCCATAATTTTCATCAGTCGCACCAAGACCAGTCGAAAAACTGTCAGCATATCCTCCGCTGCCGGTCCTTTCGAACATAACATATCCATTTGTCCTTGGATATTCTGTTTCAAAAATGTAATTATCTAAATAAGATGAAGATAAAGACCATTCAATTTTTTCTTTCTTCGATCCATCATAAGGATAAGTTTTATAAATTCTTTCGATAGATGTTTTGTAATATTCTTCGGCCGAACCATATTTTGCAAAGTTCTCCGGTCTAGAAAAATCTATGGTGGGTATAACTCTCTCTTTGTTTGAAAGTTCCTGTCTGATATAATCAGCAGACTCTACTTCATTGCCCAGAGAATCCATGCTAGATGAGGGCAAGAATTTTGATGGGTTTATTCCTTGTTTCTTATTTTTATCAAACAAAGAACTCAATCCACTAATATTTTTGTCTCCGTGCTTTGTCATTATTCTTCAACCCTAAATTTAAACACCTCTGGCTGCTCTTCATACCTTCCACTAGTATAATATGCCAACTTTATTCCATATGCATACCCTTGCTCTAACAAGTCCATGCTCAAATCAAAATAATTTCCAGAAATATCATAAGATAATCTTGTATATGAGCCTGCCGAGCCTGTTTGTTGTGGAGACACAGCAGAGCCTGTTCCGTAAGAAATAACTTCTAAATCATCAACAATTCTAAACACTTTAAAATATGCATCTTCAACAATATAGTTTTCTATTTCTGTGCTGGCGACAGTATAAATTGTTGGACTCCAGTCCTTATCTCTAACATATAATCTAAATCTAGCATTTTCTGACCTAGAATAAGATGCTTTCAGGTTAGTAATTTTACTAACATAACTTGGGTTTGGACTAATATTCGATGCGTTGAAATTGAGAACATCAATGCCAGAGCCTGTATGGTATTGTGTGCCGCCTTTGTTCCAAACTGGGAAAACTGTTGTGACAGATGCGCTTTCTGGAGGATACACTAAACTTGCTGTATACACTCCACGAGATATCTTGCCGCCAACAGCAACGGTGTCACCGTCAGATGCTACTCCTGCTCCGGGAGGCAATGGCAAAGCATCGCCAGTTGGTGTGACGTTTAAGGCGGACCCTGAAAATAAGCTTACATCGATCACATTATTTGTCAAACCGGGGATATCTGTTAATTGTCCTCTAATATAGTTGTACAAATACAAGGTATTAACATTGTCATCTGCCGGTGCCAATGCACTGCTTAAGTAGAAAGTTGCGGCACTGTCTTTTCTTGAAGAATCCCACCTTGCTTCAAGCACTGGTCTTTTAAAGAAATACTCACTAGATCTAGCAAAGAATTTTTTGGTGTAGTAGGATTGGGAGCCTGTTTCATAACTACCTGATAATTTTACAAGAAATCCATATCTTGCCAAACCCGAGCCAGAGCCATGGAGCATTTGCTCAACCATATAGGAAACATCAATCTCTAGATCTTCCGTGCCGTCAGTGAACTGTTGTGCTCCAGTAGTACTTGAATCCCCTTCGCCGCCGGGAATTATATCGCCGCCCGGAGTTGTCCAGTTTGTACCAAGAGAAGAAACAGTCCAATTAGAACCAGTTAGTACGCCATATGTTTGATCTGTGTACTCATCCATATCAAGACCATCACCTTCTTGCCAAGAGGCTGAAAGAGGTTGGACTGATATTTGGAAATTTTTTGGCAGAGTTGATGCATGCCTAGCATTATATAGTTTTATATACCACGATACATTACCGCTGGCGGGGATTGTTGGCACACTTGCACTTCTGTCTGTTTCGATATCTGCAAAAGGAAAATTAATTAAAATTCTAGATTTTTCTGATGAAAGCCCAACAGAAGATGATGTTTGCCCCACAATGTAAAAAGCCTCTAATACATCTGCTGCACCCATATTTGAACCCGTACCACGACCAGTTAGGTTTGATCTAAATGCATTTGTGATTGTATTATCAGCACTTGCTGTGTATCTATAAATTGCCATTATCTAACAGTCCCTACAATGTCTGAGTCTGGATATTTTATTTCAAAAATAACATTTTCTTTTGCCAGCAACAATCTTCCATCAGGTGATGTATTTCCTTTAACATCATAAGAAAATGTAGAATATAAAGAGCCAAATTTTCTCTCAACTCCAATACTAACAATGTCCAATATTCCGTCTACATTTTTTAATACTGAAAACATATCGCTAATTCTAACTGGTTCTCCAATATCATACTTGCTTCTGAGCAGTTCAAATTTTAAGGCGTCTATAGCACTTTGCAAAACTTCAAACTTATTTTTTTCTTCTTGCGCTATTATATCCAAATTAATTTGCAAATTTACAACTCTTGCATCTAATATATCAATGGTATCATTTATCATTTTATAGTTTGATAAATAAGTTTTTAAGTTTTCTTTTAAAGTATTTGTTGATTCAATGAGATTTCCATCAGCGTCTTCAGATATCACATATAAGTTCAAGTTTCTTTTGAATGAATCTTTGTCTTGAACTATGTTACATCTTTTAACTGCTCCAAATTTTGGGGGCATAGAGTAGACAACTGACTTGTAGTCTTCTGCTGTAACGGCTCTGTTTTGAGAAGAAAATGCACCATACGCTCTATACTTTATTTCTTGGCTTGTTGGAGCAGATACACCACCAATAATTGGTTTTTCATTTTCAAACTCTAAAGAACCTATCACGCTCGCAATTTTTTGCTGGGATAGTGATGCGACGTTTGCAAATGCAAAATTAGTGTCAGATACATTAGACAAGGCATTCACGCCAATATTATTTATATTTATGCTATTTTTTCTGTATTGAATAGTCAGCGTAGTATTTGTTGGACAAACACCCATCTTATCCGTTTCAATCAAATTTGTCGGATCAAAACTTTCATCTGTTATGTAATCCTTTCCATTAACTTGTATTATAACTTTGTTTGGTTCACTTATAACTTCATTAGTTAAGTTTGTTTCAGATCCATATCCAAACTGCAAATAGTATTGATTGCTCAATTGTTCAAAAACAAATCTTCTTGGAACTTTTTTAGGCTTCAATATGCTAGGTACTTCATCACTATCTGCACCTTTATTAATAATAGGAGTATAGATTACATCTTGTGTTAAATATTCTACTTCATAATATTCATTTCCAGAAGAATCAAACACTGACACTATTTCAGTAATAAATTCATCCTGTATTAGTACTTTTCGGAACCTTTCAAAATCTCCAACGTCAACATTCTGAGTTTTTAGTTGTCCAGATATTATTTGACCCTTTGCTTTAATTGCATACCCAGTTGGAACTCCAGTTGATGAATCGACTGTTGCAACAACGACTTCATTACTGAGTAGTGAAAAGTCGACATCTTCGTTTAATGTGTATGAGCCACCTTGACCACCAGCAGAAAAAACTGCTCCTTTTTTTAATATTGGAGCATAGTCTAAGTCTGGCTGGACACCGTTAGTTGCGGCCGGAACAACAACGTACAAAGTTACCTCTCCGGATGATGCAGGTATGCCCTTGTATTTATACCCTAGTTGCCTTGCTAACTTCAGTATATTGTTTTCCTCAATACTAGTTTCTAAAAAAGACTCATTTACGTTGTAATCCATGTAAAAAGATAAAATATCTCCAACATAAGCAACAGTGTCAATCATAATTGAGCCAAAGGATGCCTCATTAAAGTCTTGATATGCGGTAGGGTAATACCTTTTTATGTGAGTGATTAAGTCATTCCTAATACTCTGGAAGTCTCTGCTCGTATAATTTATTGGTACTACATCTTTTTTTTGAAATGGCAATGGTATATCTCCCTTAAAACTAAATAGTTACATAATAATTTAATGTTTTAATATTCGGTTAAAGTTATATTTAATATATCAGATACGCCAACAGACTGTATAAGGTAGGATATTGAAACACTCATTTTGTTTGCTGTATTAGAATCTGGTCTTAAGACATCTACGTCCCCAAAAACTATTGATGCTGATGTTACTTGAACAAATGGCATGTATCTTAATACTTGCTGTCTAATATTTACTTTTATGTTTTTCTCTACTTCTGGACCGTAATTTTGGAACAAGTAAGCCTTTAATCCGACGCCAAAGTTTGGATCCATTGTGCGTTCACCGGGAGCAGTTAACATTAAGCATTTTAAATTTTGTTGCACCGCTTGCCTGACGTTAACTAGCATATCATATCCAAACCGGTTGTTTGAATTTAGCGGAAGTCTTGGCGCTATTGTTTGTATCCGTGCCATTATTGTGCTCCTCTTAGTTTCCTTGTGATGTTTTTTTACTATTTGCAGTTGCTACTAAACTGCTGAACATTGCTTGCTTTGTTGTTCTAAATGAATTTTTTACTTTTTCGTCATTATAGTTACCTAGAACTAAGCCACTAAATGCATTAAAATGAACCATATTTTGTAAGTTAAAGCATGCACTAACTAAAGTTTTATATTCTTCACCATTAATTAGTTGATCATTTAAGTTTTTAAATTCTTCAATATCGCTTAAATTTGCAACTATAGACGTATCAGGAATATTTTTATAAAATTCTTTCCAAGTCAGGTCCATGTCTACCATGGTTTCTACCGGAGATATTACAGGAATCACTATAGAGAAAGTTCCATCAGGCGTGTGGACATGTTTTGGTCTTAAATTTTCAGAAATGTTCTCAATTTTCTTTTGAGGTCCAATATCCGTAAAAATAACAGAAGAGCCATCAAGGCAAATTGTATTTTTTTGAAATTGACAAGATTTTTTTGATGCTTCAAGCAAACTGTCTGATAATTTTTTGCTGTTAGGGTGCAGACCATTATCTATTATGTAATTTACAAAAAAGTCTTGAGCAAATTTCTTTACTTTAGGGTCAATCGAGTCGCTCTTGTCGGCATCGTCATACGCTATGCCGTAACATAGTCGTGATCCATATTTGACGTTTTTAAAGATTTCTTTTAAGGGTAAATCCTTTGTTGAAGGGTTTAGAAAAGCATTGATCTTTTTTAACTGATTTGCATTTACCGCACCTTGAAGATAGTTGTCTCTTGCTAATAAAAGCAAATTATTATCTTCAATCAAAAAATAATTTTGTATAAAAAACATTCCATTTTTAAAATAATTATAGCGATTGTCTTTAAACAGACTATAAGATCTATTAGACAAATCATCTACTTCTGAGTAACTTACGTCATAAAGATAGTTTCCAGCTAATGTTGTCAATGTTCTAAGACCTGCATAGTCATGTACTGGAAATGACGTATTTCGATCAAAAATAAATTTCCCACTTTCAATAAATGATTTTGGCTTAGAAATATTACTAGATGCTAGCGCTGACTTAAACTTGTCATAAACATCATGAAGATTGTATCCTATGTAAAATTCTAATCCTCTAGTCTCGCCTGTGTAATTAGGAAGGTTCATGTCTGATTTTTCAATGGCATATTTATATGCTTCATTAGAATAAGAAACAAGACTTGTGTACTCGGCTGCTGAAAGTTCTTCTCTAATTCTTTCAGATATATAAGGTTCTACTACTTCTCTAATTAAAACTCCGAGTTGTGTTAGATCTCCATCATACGGATCAAATCCATCATAAAAAGGCATTGAGACTGCAAAATATTCTAAGATTTGCATTCTAATATATGTATGTAATATTCCATTCATTAAAGAAACTTGGGATGTGCTTTTTGTCTCACTATTTGTCGGATCATCATAATCTCCAGTATCATAATAATCAGATATTAATTTTTTTGCACCCTCATAATCGATTATATTTTCTATATTTTGTTGCAAAGCATTAGAGTATGATTCTAAAATCGTAGATTGGTCGCCTTGCCATAGATATCCAACTACTTTTGCATACCTTTCAATCATCTGTTCGTATATTAATGAAAATAGTCGATCCTGATAAGACGTTAAGGTATTTGGCAGGCTATCCTCAGTGATCGAATACGGGACAGGGCTAGGATGTAAATCACCTTTTCCATCTTTTGAATTATTTTTAAAATAATTTTGTATTAAAGAGTAAAACAAAATTTGCTGTCTAGATAGCGACAAAGTTGTATTTGCTTTATTATAGTTGCTATCACTTACCATTATCGCTTCAATAGATGGATTTAATTTTTTAGGACCGACTGCTACTTGTAACGACGCAGAATCGTCCACAGAGAGATTTAAAATTCTTTCAGAGCCATCGTTTAGCAAAGATATTAAAGGATATTTGTCTGAATTCAACGAAAACCATGTATTTTGATAAATTTTTCCTGATGGGTTTGTCTCAATCAAATTTGTGCTAATCAGTTTTTCTGATAGAGACTGTAGTGGTGCCTCATAATTTAAGAAATATTGACTACTTTCGCTTTTTGCAATCTCTCGTGAAGGGTCAAGAGTTACTTTGGTTAAACTATCGACCACCAAATCATGATTAGCAGGTTTATTTTTTATGCTAGAAAGTATGCCCTTTTCTCCAGTTTCTTTATTATTAAATAGTTTTGGCTGAATCGTACAGTTATCTGATATTAAACTGATTATTTCTTGATATTTTTCTATTTTTGAATTAAATTCTTTGTCACATATAGAATTATACACTTCAGGATCCGGACATTTTTCTTTCATTTTCTTTTTTAATTCTTCACATATGTCTACACAATTGTCTGGATTTGATATTTTATTGTATATGTCCTGTTGTACTTTTTGTTTGATTTTGTCAGATACATTTCCACCTAAACAGACAAACATTTCTACAATTTTTGATGATGTGTTTTTATATTGAGCAATAGTGGGAAAATTATTTTGTGTGTATTTAAGAACAACATTTGCCAAAGAAGGTCTGGCTGTTCCATCAAAAAGTGCTAAAATCTCAACTGGTGATGTTATTAAAGAAATGCCATCTAAATAATCTCTAGCAGTTTTCGCATCAACTGGTGCTCCGCAGTTTTTAAATATTATTGTTAAATTTTCATCATATTCTTGATCGCTGGTTGATCCGATAGACTGCGATATCAAGTTGTTACAATTTTCTGCACCATAGTCTAAAGGAGCAGTTATTAGAGGATTGGGTACTGCTGAATTTCCTTCGTCGTCTTTATAACCAGCATACAATGCCGCTCCTGCCAAGCCAGTACCGACCGCAGCACCTGCTATTGCTGCCGTTACCAATATTTCACACCAAAGCGTAGCAAAAAATTTAATAAATTGATTTTTTATTAAAGATACTAGATCTTGTATCTGTCCAATTGTTAGATCATAAATTATACCCAAAAAGCTAAAAGAAGGTAATCTCCAGTCACCAAAATCTATATCCGACCACCAATCACCCCAATCAGCGCCAAAGGCCCATTCTGCTATATCATCCCAGTCAATTTCATCGTTGTCGGTTCCAATTCCCGGCAACTTAATTTCTTCATTTCCGAGGAAAGTACATATCCATGCTGCTATGCCAACAATATCACTAGAATATAAAAACTGTGAATCTCTATATTCTGATGCTCGAAGTCGGAAAGCGTCTAGCATTCTTTGATTTTCAGGATCTCCAAAACATCCCACTAATTGTTCCGATTGTTTCAAATCAAATAAATTTCCAAATTCTTTTGCTATAGCGGTTAAGAATAATGATGTTTCTAAGTATATGCCCAGCCTCTCTGAAACAATTGGTGTGATGTTTTCCTGAGATTTTTCAGTCCAAGATATGCTTGTTATGGAGGGGACAGGATCTATGACATATTCATCGAAAAACTGTTTTAAAGTTATACCTTCTGCACAGACATCCTCTTGTTTAAGAAACAGATATCCAAATCTTGGCTCATTAAAAGGAGAGGAATTTTTAACCATATTTATTCCACTAGACAAAACCTTCTCTTGCCCAGAGTTGTTTATGTAGTGAACAGACAAAAGTTTATAATTCGAGTCGAAACATACTTTAATTGTACTATTTGCTTGATTTTTTTCGCAAGGATCTGAAGATGCCTTCTTATTTTCTTTACTCTCCAAATTGATATTGTTTTGTTTAAGCAAAAATTTAATTTTATTTATGGCTTCTAATTGTTGAAAAATTTCATTTTCAAAACTAAAATTCTTAACTTTAATATTAGAATTCATATACTTCAAAAAGTATTTTTTATAGCACTCTTTTATGTTTGACTGTAACTCATCTAAATCGTCAATAGAGTTTGCTACTAATGATACACACAGATCTTCATTAACTTCCACTGCTGGTTCTGACAATGGGTTGTTTTGTTTTAAATATTCTATATAAACAGCGGGGATAACGACTAGCATCATTAAATTTGATCCGGGTCTTGTGCTTAAATAATATTCCTTTACATAAGAACTCAAAAGACCATTATAGAACTGACCTGTGCTAATAACATTTCCTTGTCCTTGTTTTGGTAAAGAAAAGAACTCATACATTTGATTAATTGCAGCCGCTTTCGCCTCTTCTTTTAATTCAGGCAAAGTGCCTTCATCAATGCATGTATATGGTAGCGTTACGGTTACCCACCATTCTCCATTTCCTTCATATAATGATGGAAATTCTCTTTCTGTCCATGGCAAAGATTCAAATATAACTCTTGCCATTTTATTATACGCAGTTACAGTTATTTCAGCCTTTGGTAAAATACTGTTTGACAAAGTTGATATTGGCTTTAAATTTGAAGTCTTTACATATCCCTCAACGCCACTTGAAAAAACTTTTATATATGCCCAAGAGTTGTTTCCTGTTACCCATTCTCTCTGCATAATAACTTCTGTGGAGGGACTTAAATCAAGTATTGTATTTGATGTTTGAATTGCATTTTCTTTTAAAGGCACAGACTGTGCTGGAGGTATGGTACTCTCATTCCATTCTTGCCCACTATCATTATAAGAAATTGGCACAGAACTAATTGTATGTGTTGCGTTACTTAATTGTTGAAAATTTAGTTCCATATTATTGTCTCTAGTTTGTAGTATTATATTTACTCAATATATATTTTGGACCATCAGAATTTAAATATTCTATTTTTGTTGCTGCTAAGTCCACTAGTTGATTAGTATGAGATGGAAAATCTTGAGAGGTTATTCCAACAGAGTCAGTTGTGGCTGCTACAGCCAATTCCAAGGATGGTAGTGTCGGACCCGCAGCCGTTAGGTGAACATGAGAGGCTAGTATAGCATCCAAAGCCAATTGCTTTGTCGCTAAAGAATTTATCATGCCCACTATTGCAACTAAATCATCTTGGACTTGATTTAAATACTTAACTAAATTTGCTCCTTTAACCAAAGGTTGGAGTTGATCACCTTTATTTCCTGCTATTAAATCAATACCTTTTACTCTCAAAATTTCTCCATCAAGAGAATTTAATCTTTCTGTTTTTGTAACTAGTTTTATTCCTTCTCTACCAATTACTCTTACTGCGTCAGCCTTCAAAGCAATTCCAGATCTTGCTATGGAATTGCCCACTTTCCCATCTGATATATTAAAATTGTTGTCAATATCTGTTCTTTGACTTATATGTATTCTGGCGGCGTCTTTTTCAAAATTTGGGTCGACATATATCTTGTCTCCACTCTCATCTTCAACGCCCTCAGATGAAATGTGTCGACCAACCACAATATCGATAGACGCTGACTGAGTATCTCCTCTTCCACCATAACCAGAAAGTAAGCCTGCGGGGCGGTCTCGTCCAGTTACTATCTGACAATTGTTTTGACCGTTAACGTGGATGTCTTCGCAAGGCGCTTTTCTGAAATTAGGTATTGGTTCAATTTTTTTGCTATTAGCAATGCCCTCCAGTTGTAAGCGCTCTCTTTCAGTTGCATTGCTTAAATTGTCTTTTAGTCTATTGCTATACCCTTTAAATTCATTTGGCTGTTTTATGCTATTTGACATTTACAAGACATCCTCCCAGTTTCCAAAAGATGCTAACTTTTTGCTAGTAGAATTTTCTTTTGGAATTACTTTAGGCTTTGCTACTTGAGAGTCTTCGCTTGGCTGGGCGCTTTCTGATTGACCAGATGCTGCTGACGCCCCTGAAGACGCTTGCAAAGAATTGTCTGGCTGATGTGCACTAAGACCACTAGAATTTAACCTGTTACTACGAACTGACATTTTTGTGGTTCCAAAAGGTCCAATGTAAACTCCTCCAAGACCCAAAGGACCCTGAATAAAGTCGACCCACACTAAAGACCCAATCTGCGGTATCGTTTCTGTTTCTAGACCACCCATGCAAGTAAATAAAGGGTGCATATCAATTATTATTTGCTCTTTTTTTCCACAATAATCTTCTCCATTTTTTTTTAATTTATCAAATTCTTTAGAAAAATCTTGATCACTTAGATCCTTTGGGAAGGTTATTGGCATTGGTATGTTTGCGTGAAGTTCTGGTATTCTTGCCCTAATTGAAAAAAGAGGAGCGACTTCGCCTTGTGCAGCAGATTGCGATCTTTCTGCCCAGTTTTCTTCAGATGGTTGAGGATCCATGTAATTGTTTTCTACTTTTAAGACAACAGCAACATATGGTCCTTTTAATGGTAATCTTCCTACAAAACTAGTTTTTTCAACTGCTGCGTTAAACTGTTGCATTACAGTTTGTGGTCCCTTCGCAGAAAATGGAACATTTGTTGTTCCAGAATTTACATATGGGTTCAAAGTTCCTGCTGGTGCTCTGAGATGGATGAATTGGGACTTTTGCTTTCGAGTATCTTGGTTTCCAGATGCCCCTTGGAAACCTTCAGTCGTTTCATTATTAGACATCAGCCTGTCTCCTTGATTAAGTCAAACAACTCCTCCTTGTCTTGGCTGCTTAACTCATCAGAACCTGCTGTTTTCTTTTGAATGAGTGCACTTACTTTTACAAGTTGCTCGTTTGATCTTTGTAGGGTTTCAACATATTTGGCAGCAACCGTACCGACTTTTTCTTTGCGTTCGTCGTCTTTTTTCATATAATCCATCAACTCCATGAGTAGAGTTGTGGTAATAGCTCGGTC